ATCATGTATAATAAGATGTTTGTACTTTATGTTAAAAGTACAGACGAGTACGTTGTTACATACAACGTAGAGCAGGGCAATGTTGAGGGTATTCCGATGAACACTATTTTGGTTCATAGAAAAAAGGAAACTAATACGCTTTACACAATTAATGCTTTGAATGATTTGATAAAAAAGTTAAACGGAGGAGTGGTTGATCCATCTTACCGTGTAAACTGGCAGCACTATAAAAACTGTATTTTGTTAACCAACCACAATGAGTTGAAACAATTGAATACAAAAGTTTATAAAATTGTTGAACTGTGATTAAATTAATTAGTATATTAAAAGAAATTAAAGATATTCTTTCTAATGAAGTATTAGAACAAGAAGCATCTTCTATACAAGGAAAAAGAATAATTGCTACTATAGATGATTTTGAAAGTGGAATAATCTTTCCATCTGAAAGCATTATTAAAGATATAGCTAATAAATATAATGTAGGATATATTATAAAAAAATACCCATCCAATCAAGCTATTATATTTTATAATAAATCTAATCCGAAATCTAAAGAAGCTATTGATTTATATAATAGATACATGACTGATTATTCATCACTTTCTAATAAAGATCATATTTCTTTAGGAAAATATTTTGGATATAGTAATGAGAGTATAAAAAATTTTATTGAGGATATAAATAGTGATAGTGTCTTTACTGTTAATAAAGAAGTTTTATCACCACAAACTATTTTTCAAGTAGGTAAAACATATGAATTATTACAAGATATACCCCAGGATATAAAATTTATATCTGATACATCACCTGTTGAGAAAAAGGGAGATAAATTTAAAGTAACAAAAATTGAACCTAATCCTACTAATCAATTTTGGGTGATTTATTTAGACTCTATAAATTATCCCGAAAAAAAATATTTAGATTTTAGAATAGAACCTCCAAACATCCCTTCAGATAAATATGATAAATTTGTTTTTAAAAATTTAAAAGAAATATAAAATAAAGAGCCCTTCAAAAGAGGGCTCACCTTAACTTAAAACAGATTTGGAAACCTTACTTTCTTTTCGTATATTTATAACATATTAGTAAACATGAAACCGGCTAATAATTTTGATCTAAAAAAATTTATTACTGAAGGTAAGTTAATAAAAGAAAACAAAGAAATCAATAAATTAATAACTTCAGGATTCAAAGAAAAATTTGGAGGAAATTATTATTATGAATTTACCATTCCTTTTTCAACCAAGCCTTTAGATTATGTAGCTTATCAACCAAAAATAAATTCAAATGAATATTATATCATTGATGCTTATGGGCAAGAATTAAAAAAGTTTGATACTTTAGATGAAATGATTTCCCATTTAAAAACTTATATGAATATGCATCAATAAAATTTAAATAATTAATTTTTTCCCTATATTTATAACATATTAATAAAATGAAAAAGGCAGATAACTTCAATCCTGGTAAGTGGTTAGTTGAAAATAAAATCACTACTCAATCTCGCATAAATGAAGTAGAAGTACCTTCTAACTTAAACCCTATTACCAAGAAAAAATTTGATAATTTGTTAGCTATGGCTGAAAAAGCAGTAGCAAATAAAGATAAAGAAACTCTTTACAAAATATACAATAAAGGTTTATATACTGGTAGTAATGGTTGGTCTTATTTTATTGATTCTTTAGTTGATAAAGGATTAGCTAGTATAGATGATAGAGGAATGTTAAATTGGAATTTTGAAGAATCTCCTTTAAATGAAGCAGAAGATACATTAAAACAAGATATTTTGGATTTTTGGGATACCCTATTAGATGATGCTGATCAAAGTGATGGTGAATATGAGGCTGAATGGGATACTGATTTTTTTATAAATGATTATCCCGAATATAAAGAAAGAAAAGCTGAAGTTGAAAAAGTAGTAAAAATTCTAAAAAAAGAAGGAACTCTTACCTCTTCAGAATTTTGGGATAGTACATATGATCGTCCAAAAACTTCATCTAAAAAATCTCAACCCGAAGGAAAAAAAGGAACAGGATCAGTAACTGATTTTGTAAAACAAAACATAGATGCTGTATGGAAAGAAATAATCCCCTTGACAGATTATAATAGTAGTTGGATGAAAAAACAACTTCAAATTATAAAAAATAATCCTGATGAATATATTAAAGGAAATTCAGATGTAGTACAAATTCTCCATACAGAACCAGATAAAGTTTACAATGATGGTGATAAAATGCCATGGTACACAATGGGTTTTGACATCGATAAAATAAAACCAACTATATGGGAACAACGAATAGTTGTTAATGGTATAAATTTATATATTGAGATGGTATAACACATTAATAAAATAAAGAGCCCTTCAAAAGAGGGCTCAACTTAACTTGGTTATATAATACCTCGTTCTTATATTTCCGACATTAAACTAATTAATTTATAATCATGGATATTGCATCAATTAAACAACGACTAAATGCTTTACAGTCGACGAACAACACAGGCAAGAAAGAAAAAATCGATTACTCAAAAGTTTACTGGAAACCAAAAGAGGAAGGCAAGTACCAAATTCGTATTGTGCCGTCTAAACTAGATCCTAAAAACCCATTTAAAGAGGTTTTTGTTCACTATGGATTTGGAAAATTTCCTATTTTTGCTCTAACTAACTGGGGTGAAAAAGATCCAATCGTAGAATTTGCCGCTCAATTAAGAAAAACTAATGACAAAGAAAATTGGTCATTGGCTAAAAAATTGGACCCTAAAATGAGGATTTATGCTCCCGTTATTGTTAGGGGTGAAGAAGAAAAAGGTGTGCGCCTTTGGGAATTTGGTAAAGAAATTTACATGCAGCTTTTAGGTATTGCAGATGATGAAGATTATGGTGATTACACAGACATCAACGAAGGTAGAGACTTTACAGTTGAAGCCGTTAAAGGTGATATTGGTGGTCGTCAAGGATTGAAAACATCTATTCGTATTAAACCCAAAACCACTCCAGTAAGTACAGATGCTACTTTGATCGGTACTTTCCTTAGTGAACAACCAAATATTTTGGAAATTCAACGTAAGCGTACTTACGAGGAAATCAAAGAAATTCTCCAAAATTGGTTATCTCCAGAAGAACCAGAAGAGGGTTCAATCATTGATGATGAGAACGAACCAGAAGTAGAAGAAACAGTAACTACAAATGCTAAAGCTTATACTTTGAACCAACCTTTGGCTCCTAAAACATCAAAAGCAGACAAGTTCGATTCATTGTTTGAAGACGAGGACGACAACGATCTGCCTTTCTAATTAATTAAATTGAAGTTATGGCTAGAACTAAGAAAAGCGAATCGCTAACGGCAGCAGTCTCCAAAGAGATTAAAGCCAATTTTAACCTTGATAAATTCAAGGAAAAGAAAATGCTTAATGGCAACGTTAAGTTTAAAGAACAAAAGTGGATTCCACTTAGTCCAGCCTTTCAAGAAGTAACTAGTGTGCCTGGTATTCCTACCGGGCACATTGTTCTTTTGAGAGGACATAGTGATACAGGTAAAACAACAGCAATGATTGAAGGTGCTGTTAATGCTCAAAAAATGGGTATTCTACCAGTATTCATTATTACTGAAATGAAATGGAATTGGGAACATGCAATGCAAATGGGTCTTGAGGTTGAAATGGATGTTGACAAAGAAACAGGAGAAGTAAACAACTTTAGTGGTTTCTTCTTGTATGTTGACAGAGAAACAATCAACACAATCGAGGACGTAGCAGTATTCATTGCTGATTTATTAGATGAACAGAAAAAAGGTAATTTACCTTACGATTTATGTTTCTTTTGGGACTCAATCGGTTCAGTTCCTTGCGAACTATCTGTTAAATCAAATAAAAACAATAATGAATGGAATGCAGGTGCGATGTCTACACAATTTGGTAACAATATTAACCAAAAAATTACATTATCACGTAAAGAATCATCACCTTATACTAACACATTAGTATGTGTGAATAAGGTTTGGACAGCAAAAGCAGAAGTACCTATGGGACAACCTAAGTTGATGAACAAAGGTGGATTTGCTATGTGGTTTGATGCTACGTTTGTAATTACTTTTGGTAATATTTCAAATGCTGGTACATCTAAAATCAAAGCTATTAAAGATGGTAAACAAGTTGAATTTGCTAAACGTACCAACATCCAAATTGACAAAAACCACATTAATGGTATTACTACTCGTGGTAAAATCATTATGACTCCTCATGGCTTTATTAATGACACTGATAAAGAAATTAAGGCCTATAAGGATGAACATGCTAGTGAATGGATGAAAGTTTTAGGTGGAATGGACTTCGATATTTTTGAAGAAGATGAAACCTTTGAAACATTAAATGTTTTTGAACAAGAACCAGATTAATGTTGGTTTTGTTTAAAATTTTTATTACATTTACAGTATGAACAAGAGTGAATTATTAAACCTCCTAGATCAAATGGATAAACAGGAGTCTTCTCCTTCCAACCCACACGACAGAGTGTTGCTTATTGATGGGTTAAATTTGTTTTTTAGGAATTTTGCTATGATGAACTTTGTGAACGAACAAGGTGTTCACATTGGTGGTCTAGGAGGTTTTCTTCGCTCTTTAAATTCTCTGATAAATCAAGTACAACCAACCTCTGTTTATGTAGTGTTTGATGGTGTTGGTTCTTCAACTAATCGTAAAAACATGCTACCTGAATACAAATCAGGTCGTAATTTAGTTCGTATTACCAACTGGGATGTATTTGAGAGTTTGGACGACGAACATGATGCTAAAGTAGATCAAATTGTTCGTTTGATTCATTACCTCAAATGCCTACCAGTTAAAACATTGAGTTTAGATAAGGTGGAGGCCGATGATATAATTGCCTATTTAAGTGATATATTGCCTATAAAACACAATTCTCAAGTTTTCATAGTATCCAACGATAAGGACTTTGTTCAACTTGTAAACAACAATGTTACACTATACAGACCAGCCGAAAAAGAATACTATACACCCCAAACAGTAAAAGACAACTTTGGTATTTTGGCTGAAAATTTTATCATCTACAAAACCCTATTAGGAGACCAATCAGATAAAGTTGAGGGTGTAAAAGGATTAGGTCAAAAGGGTATATTGAAAAAATTTCCTGAATTAGCAGAACGTACTATTAGTTTTAAAGAACTGATTGAAATATGTGCTGCCAAACACAAAGAACATGTTACTTACTCAAGAGTAGTGTTTGATGTTGAGCGTTTAGAGAAAAATTTTCAAATCATGGATTTAGCAAATCCTTTGATTGACGACAACGACAAAGCATATCTTGAAGAAGAAACAGAAACCCCAACTCCAACTTTGAATCTTGAAGGATTTTTACGACTTTACAATGAGGATGGTTTAGGAAAAATGATTAAGAATCCTGAATTTACAATCAACGATACATTTAAAATATTAAACAGTTTTAGAAAATAAGTTATATGACATTAAACAATTTATCTCAATATGGAATAGGATTCCAGATTAAGGTATTATCATCACTTTTAACACACAAAGAATTTCTTCTGAATATTCAAGATGTGTTGAGTGAGGAATACTTTGATAACCAAGCCCACAAATGGATTATTAAACAAATCCTAGATTACTTCCAAAAGTATCATACTACCCCTTCAATGGATGTTTTGAAGGTAGAATTAAAGAAAATCGACAATGAAGTTCTACAAGTTTCTATTAAAGAACAATTAAGAGAGGCCTACAAATCCTCAGATGAAGATCTTAAGTATGTTGAGGAAGAATTTTCTAACTTTTGTAAAAACCAACAACTTAAAAAAGCGTTGTTAACAAGCGTAGACTTTTTGAATGCAGGAGACTATGATTCAATCAGAACAATGATTGATAACGCATTAAAAGCAGGTCAAGACAAAAATATGGGACACGAATACAATAAAGATGTTGAGTCTCGTTATCGTGAAGACCATAGAACAATTGTTCCTACTCCTTGGGAATCAATCAATGAATTACTACAGGGTGGTTTAGGAAATGGAGACTTTGGATTGATATTTGGTAATCCTGGTGGTGGTAAATCTTGGTCATTAGTTGCTTTAGGAGGATTTGCTGTTAAATTAGGTTACAATGTTTTACACTATACACTTGAGTTAGGTTCTGATTATGTAGGACGAAGGTATGATGCTTTCTTTACTGGAGTAGGAGTTCAAAACATTACCAAACATAAAGACCAAGTTGAAGAAGCAGTTACTCAATTACCAGGACAATTGATTATTAAAGAATATCCAACAGGTAAAGCCTCTATTTCAACAATTGAATCCCATATTAAAAAATGTATTGACCTAGACTTTAAACCAGATTTGATTCTTATTGATTACGTAGATCTTCTTCGTTCAAAGAGAAAGAATCGTGAGCGTAAGGAAGAAATAGATGATATTTATATTAGTACTAAGGGTCTTGCTAGAGAATTAAAACTACCTATTTGGTCAGTATCTCAAGTAAACC